TTTCAGCCTCATATACAACTCAGCTTCGAACTCCCATTCTTGAACGGACCAATCGAATCCCGAGATGTCTGCGCAAGCAGCCTTCTCTTTGGAATGCTTCATGCGGAGATCTGCGTAGAGCTTCTGAGCCTGATTTTGGAGGGAAAGTCCCATTCCGGGCTTTGATGGAATCTCAGACCAGAGGGCTATCTCCAGTCGATTTTGAGGCCCGAACAGCAACCGCTCAATGATCTGGTCGACCACTGACACGGAAGATATCAATCTATATCGGCGTTGCCTCATCTTTCGACGGCTGTGGGGTTCCTGCTTAACAAATAATCTGACTGGGTCGCAGTACCCTTGCTCTACTAAGTCAACTGCACTGGCTTTAGATATGTCAGCCTTACCGGCCAACAGCATTAAGCGTTCATAAGCGCAATTGAGCACTGTATTGGATGCACTGTCAAACAAAGCACCGTTAGTAACGGCCAAGGCGGCGAAAGGCACTCCAGGGGAGGCTTCGTGTTTGACCTCGAGCTTCATAATCTCGAGGATCCGCTTCTTGATGGCCAACTCGTCCCAATATTTTAGGTTTGGATCGGCCTGTATCTGCGGGTATCGATCAACGAGTCGGTTGCATGCTTCGATGAGGTTGCTTGGAGGTTGGGTGACTTTATGTTTTCCTGCCTGGAGGAGGAGGGACGTGAGCTCCGCGTTTGATCCGCGCTCGGGCCACGAGAGCTCCCCGAGTTCGGGGAATTGCGCTGTCGCGACCTGGACCGCGGCTGATCTTGTTGACACGGCGCCCTCTCTAAATCGGACACTCGAGAAGCCAACTTCAAGGAGTGGCATTCCAATTCCTTGAGAAACAGAGTTTTCATGTCTGCCATTGCTTCTTTCAGTTGGGCAGCCATCTGGGCCGCTAACTTCGTGGAGGCTAGCTCCTGTTGGAGAGCAACCTCCTTCACTCGAGCTCCAATGTTGTTTAGATCCCACTCCATATCCCCGACCTTCTCTTGTAGGGGTGCCAGTTTCTCCTCCATCGCGGGCTGCTGTTCCATCGGTTTCTTCCCCAGTGCAACTGGGGATTCTTCCGGCATCAAAGCAACCGGGGGAGCTGAAGGCATCTCGTCCCTCACAGGGGCGGGGGTAGATATAACTATATCGGGCGAATGTCCTGACGTGCCCAAGGAAGGAGTTCGGACCACAGGGGGTAATTCCACTGAGGACGCGGGCACTTCTTCCGTCGGTACGTGAGTTGTGGGGATCTGGTTGGTCCCAGACCCCCGCTGGCAGTTTAAAGGGTCGCAAGCTTCCACTTCATCGTATTTAGCATCAAAGTAGTCATCTACGATGTCTGCCCAAAGCATTTTGCCCGATTCGCGCAACTTGTCCTCAACTTCCCGAGCGGTTTTGCTAGGCCGAGCGTACTCAGTATCGGTGTACTTGTACGTTCCACGACCTAAGACTCTAACTGACCTAGTGTTTCTAGCTGGATGATCCAGTTCCGTGGGGTCAGTTACTTCTTTGAACACCCCTGAATTATCAGAGGATTCCTCGGTGTTGAAGAAAGGCCACAATATGGTGGCTACGTTAGATTGGTTGGCGACCTGCACTCCTCGATGCAATCCAATGAACTGGCCATCTGATGTAAACAGTGGTGATCCGCTCCACCCTGGTTGGGTCGAAGCTGTGTGTTCAAAGGATCCTGGTATTGTGCCTTGGAGAGCTAAACCAGATGAGGAAACCCATTCCCCTCCAGCGACTCCAAATAATGTGACTGGTGTGTTCCGCTTAGCGGCTTTAATCACTTTAGCTGAGCCCACTCCGAGCTTGCTCCATATACAGGATTCCACTCGAAGGGCAATCACATCAATGTCGGGGTCGGGGCACGCTAATTCAGCTTCCACTTCCTTGGTGATTTCAAACCTCATCAAGACCCCCTGTTTGTTATGTTTAGCTATGTATAGCTCACCAGGGGTGGTGGATCGAATATTGCGTAGGGCATGCGCACAGGTCAACAGCACGTCGCTGTTGCCACACTTCGTGCGAACTCCCACTCCCAAATTGGTTCCGTTGCTGTCCTGGATCATGACCAGGCTTTTGCGTTCTCTACCAATAGGGACCTCGTTGATTATGCTACATGGAATTATGGCTTCCTGAACTTGGGTTGCTGTAGATAGTGTCGCGCCCAAGTGGGATTGCCAGTTCGGATTAATCAACACAGGAATGACTCGCCCGTTCACAACAGTCTCACAAAATAGGCCCATTTCTGAGCCAACTTGGCGAATTCTCAGATCGCCAGAAAGGCGTAAGAACTCGATTGTCTTTTGAGCGGGTGCCACCGTGGGTTTCCACGTTAGTTGTATCCAACCGTACCGCAATGCGGAATAGTTAATCCGCAGGATAAAGTAAAGCCCATTGATCACTGGGGCTAGCATAAATGCCAGGACCCGGTACATCGAGCTGAGAGCCAGTATGAATAGCAGGAACATCAAAAGATCCTGCCGCGATAACTGGCCGAAATCATAGGCCATGGCTCTCGCTTGGGCTTGAAAACCCATCTCCTCAGGGATTCCTTCCGTAATGACAACGGACGGAGGCTCCTGTCCAATACACGGGAAGACGGGGTGGTCCATCACCAATAGTGACGGGGTAGTAGTCCGGTACCCAACCGTTTGGAGCTAATGATGCTATGATCAGAATATTCTCCGCCTGGAAGGACGCTCGGGGAGTGTGCACGCCCAAAGTGTACGTGGTGTGGTTACACACTGCTCCACAATGGGGGGACGCGAAAGCTGCCCCGAACTCGAACTGCTGCGTGAGGCTCGGGCTTGGGGAACAGAACACGTAGGCTTCGCCGGTTATCTCTTCAGATATATGATCGACGTTGCCGAGGTGCACTAGACTTCCATCCCTGCTCTCGTGCAGAAAGCACAACCTAACGGTCATGACTCACTGGGGCTAAGGAACCAGCAAGATTGGGTCCCATTGACTGTCTGAAAACGACGGTATAGAACCTGTTACTGAAAGCGCGGGGTGATTTACTGCCAAACTAGGCGATCTTTC